AAGGAAGCCTTCGCGTTTGCGACTGCTGACCTTGTAATGCCGCAGGGTGTGGACTTCGCTTCGCGTCAGGTTCTGGACGGCATCTCGATGCGGATCGTTCGCCAGTACGACATCAACAACGACAAGTTCCCTTGCCGTCTCGATGTCCTCTACGGCTACAAGACTCTTCGCCCGCAACTCGCGGTTCGTTACCACAACAACTAAGGGATTGGGGCGGGCTTTCGGGTCCGCCCCTTGACCTTTGCGGGGAATCGCGATGGCCACTGTCACGAATTACACGACATTGAAAGACGCGATCACCGAAGAAACGGATGGTCGGGCGGCTACGGCATCGCTTGACCGCTATATCCAGTCTGCTGAAGGTGAGATCAGGGCATTCCTGTATCGGAACCCTGTAACCCCGATGCGGGCGCGGACTGACATTTCCATTGACGGCGAATATGTGGCTGCACCCACTGCGATTGTGCGCCCGATTGCCGTTGAAGTCACGGTTGATGCGAAGGTTCTTTACCTTCCCTATGTCTCCCCTGAGAACCTGTCGAAAATGCAGGGCAAGGACACGTATTCGACCGCGCCATATGCTTTTACCCGTATCGGCAATGAGCTTCGGTTTTTCCCGACCCCGGAAACTACATATTCGGCGGTCTTGCATTATTACGAAGCGCTGCCTCCGCTGAGTGGGAGCAATGCATCCACCTGGCTTTTGGAAGAGTTTCCGAACGTCTATCAGGCTGGTGCGCTTTATTACGCCTATCGCGACATGCCGGACATTGAGAAGGCCGGTCTGATGAAGGGCATTTTCGATGAGGCGCTGCAACAGGTTCTGAGCGTCTATCCCGAACATGACGACGAAGTGACGCTTGCCGTTGACCCGGATATGATGCTGGGGAGCTGGATTTGGCAACGGTAGCGCTGGGGGACTTCCTCCCCGATCAGAACATAGTCGGCGGCGGGCTTACGGTCGCAAAGAACGGCATCCCGATTGTCGGGGGATATGGCCCGGTCAAGTCGTTCTATTCGATCAGTGACGCGCTGACTGATAGCTTCGCGGGCGGTGGTTCGTTTGTTGCGGCGGACGGTAACTCATACCTTCTGGTTGGCACAGCTGACGGGCTTGAAAAATACAATGCAGGAACCTGGACCAACCTCGTTACCGGGATGACAGTCACATGCCACTGGCGCTTTGCGCAGTTCGGTGACTATGTGATTGGGGTCAACGGCTCGGTAACGAAGGTTACAGCCCTTGCCGGGGGAACGGGGACCACCACAACGCTGACCGATGCCCCTGCTGGCAAGTGCATTGCTGTTGTCGGTGACTACGTTGTGATCGGGCAGGCTTCGGGTGACTTGCTGGGCATCTATACCAGCGGGTTTAACGACCATACGGATTGGGATTACGTCACCTCGACCGCGACTTACCAGCCGATGCTTGAGGGCGGCGAGGTCATGGGGCTGGCCGGGGGTGAATACGGGGTTATCTTGCAACGCGGGCGTCTGGTCCGCATGGGGGTCACGGGGAATACTGCCGAGCCGTTCACTTATGACCCTATCGCGGTCAATGTGGGCTGTGCATCGAAGGGCAGTGTGTGCAGCTATGACCGGACGGTGTTTTTCCTGTCCGATCAGGGTTTCAAGGCGCTCGATGACGGGCAAGCGCTGCGTCATATCGGTTCCGAAAGGGTTGACCGGACATTCCAGGCGCGGGTTCCCGCCACGGATTACGAACGTATCTTTTCGGCGGTCGATCCGCAGCGCAAACTGGTCTATTGGATGGTTCCGGGCGCTCCTGCCTACGTGCTGATCTACAATTACGCATTGGACAAGTGGGGCGAGGCTGAATTTACGGCTGACGGGCTGTTTCCGGGCTTCACCAGTTCGACCGATCTTGAGACTTTGGCGGTCACTTATACCAACCTTGATACAATGACCATTTCGCTTGACGATCCGCGCTGGCGGGGCGGTGATCCGGCGATGTATCTGGTTTCAGGGAGCGAGTTGGGGACGTTTGACGGCGATAACTTGCCGGTGACGTTTGAAGGCTCGTTCATGGAATACACGCCTGGCCGGGTTTCGCGGTTTCGTTCACTTCGGCCCATTACGGACAGCACAAGCCTTGGCCTTTCGCTGGATTGCCGCGCGAGGGTGGCAGATGCAGCCAATCTGACGGCGGCGGGAACGCTTCGGGCTTCTGGCATCATGCCTATTCGTTGTTCGGGGCGCTATACGAAGTTCAAATGGACCGACAGCGGCACTTGGAGCTTCGCACAGGGCTTTGAACCTGAAATGGGGGCAGGCGGTGAGCGCTAGGCCGGTCCCTGAGACATTCAACCGGCAGGATTGGCCGCGTCTGGTCGCTGGAAAGACCAGGGACCATGAAGACCGCATTAGTGCAGTTGAACGGGTATCAATCCGCACGATAACCGCCAGTGCGTCAGTTGCCGATAGCGATGTGGTCTTGCTGGTTGACGCGACAGCCGGTGCGGTGACGGTGACTTTGCCCGCTGCTGCTTCGTCGTCGGGACGGGTGCTTTACGTCAAGAAAACCGATGCTAGCGGGAATGCGGTGACACTCGATGGGAACGGGGCCGAAACCATAGACGGCGCGGCGACTAAGGCCAACACGACGCAATATCTATCTTATACCGTTGTTTGCAACGGCAGCGCATGGTGGATTGTATGAGCTATAACCCATCAGTTGGCGGCGGCGGTGTTTCTGACGGTGACAAGGGCGACATCACGGTTTCGGGGTCTGGTGAAGGCGCAGGCACTATTACGCCAAGGGCCGGAAGTTTCATGAAGGCAGAGAAGATAGTTTGATGTCCGAATGCGCAATGGGTCAACCTGTAACCCCCGGCTACCTTCGCCACCGCGCACAGATCGTCGGGATGCTCGATGAGCGCAAGTGGCCGCACTGGTGGGTTGAAAACGAGATTAGCGAAGGCCGGATAACGCTGCTGGAAAACGAAACCGCAGTCATTGGGGTTGAGAAGAAGGTCTATCCCGGAGGGCTGGTCGAACTGCACGGCATGTTCGCGGCAGGGGAATTGGACGGCATTCTGGAACTGATCGACCACGCTGTTGAAGCGGCGCGGCTGCAAGGCTGCGATGCTGCGGCAATTTCGAGCCGCCCGGCATGGGTAAGACTACTCAAATCGCGGGGCTTTGAACCGCACCAGCAAACCATAGTGAAGGATTTGCGCAATGGGGCTTTCTAGCTCGACCAACAAGACAACCACGGTGAACACGCCGTCGCCTCAGCAGACGCAGGCGGGCAACACGCTCAACAGCGCCTTCAATGACGCCTTCCCGCGTATCCAGGGCTATGCCGCCCAGATCGGCGGATTGATCCCCAACCTGATCGGGCAGGTTCAGCAGGGCGATGCGGGCATCAATGCCTCGCGCGACTGGATCACGCGCACGCTAGGCGGCAATGACAGCAATCCCTACCTCGACCAGATGATTGCGCAGTCTGGCCGCGATACCGCCGACACGCTCTCTGCCTCGATGGGCACGCGGGGACTGACGGGCGGTTCGTCGATGGCGCGCATTCTGGCCCATGAAGTGAGCAAGAACGCGCTCGGCACTCGCTACGCCGACTACAACAACAACCAGCAGATGCAGGCACAGGCGGCGGGCATGGCTCCGGGCGTTGCGGCGGGTTCGCTGGCACCGATTGCCTCGCTGTTGCAGACGGCAGGCTATGCGGGCGGCGCACCGCTCGATGCAGCAAGCCGGTATGCTTCTGGCATGGGCGGGCTGTTCGGCAATACCGGAACGCAGGCAACCACGCAGCAGCAGGGCGGCGGGCTTTTGGGCCAGTTGCTCGGAACCGGGCTTTCGATGTTCGCAATGGGTTCTGACGTTCGCCTGAAGGAAGACATCCGCAGGGTTGGCCAGACTGACAGCGGCCTTCCGGTCTATACCTATCGCTACAAGGGCGACCCCGTGCATCACATGGGCGTCATGGCGCAGGACGTTGCCGAAGCGCAGCCCGAAGCGCTCGGTCCGCTTATCAATGACGA